GTAAACTTTTTAAGACCCCACTTAGTATCCTTAGCATAAAAAGCTCGTTTCCAATTTTTATCATGCCATTCCCTGATGTGTTTTATATCAGTATTCATAATATCAGGAAATTGTTGCAATGTTATCATAGCCCAATGATTTCTGTAAGATTGACCAAAAATTAAGGCATAAGCAGCTTTTTGATCTTTATCTAAACCCATCTCAGAAGAAATTACGTGACCAGAATGCCAATGATCTAAATCACCTTCATACATTCTGGTTATAGCAACTCGCCTAAAAGCTTCCAACCTATTTTCAGGTAATCTCCAATCTGTATTAGTTCGCGTTTGAAAATCATCAAAATAAATAAAATGTTCTAAATTCATATAATACCAAAATAATTAATCAAAAAAAAGAATCTATAGTATTACCGAATTTACGGTCATATAAATCTTTATGGTTAGTTTTAAGCCATTCTTTACCTGTAGGTTTGGTTAATAAAAACTCAACCCACTCATCAGATTCCCATAACCCAGGACTAATACCATTCCAGCGATATCTTTGTTCTGGATGATCTGGATTCAATCTCCGGCTATCAACAAATTCTCTTCTAGTATCTTCGTATTCAAAAGACCCTAAAGTTAACATACCTTCATGAAAAAATGCAATGATACTAATTCTTTCAGCATTAGTATCATTTAATATTAACGGAGTATTACCATGTAAACCTGCTTGATTATTTACCAATAATAAATCTCGAGGTCTAATATTTACTGCATATCCAATCTCAGGAAAAACTAAATAACACCCTTCGTAATTATCATTATTAGATATAACACAAAGATTAGCGAAACCATCTTCCATATTCGCCGGATCGTAATGAGCTGCTGTACGAAAATTCTTATTTACAGTAATCGTAGTGAATGGTGTTTCTGGTACAACAAATTTACTATCAACTGATTCTGCAGCACGTTTTTGATTTCCGTACCTCCAGGGTAACATATCTTTAAACCCTTTAGCTAGGGATTGTAAAAATGGATACGCTTTAGAAAATTTCTCTGGATTATCTCTAGTATAAGTTGTTGGTCTGCCGTATGGAATTCTAGGATATCTATCATACCAACCAGCAATACCGGAATTAACAACATTAGCGTATGTAGTTTTACTAATCAATTTAGTTAAAACGTATAACGCTTTTTCTTTTGCTTCTTCAATAGTTAATTCGCATAATAAATCAATAAAATCATTGAACACAAAATTTTCAACTTTAACTTGTTCAGATAACCAAACGACACCGCGACTATCATCCTGTTTTAATTGTTTGTATTTGTTTCTAATTACGTCAACTTCAGATTTAGGATTATAATCTCCGAAAATCGATACCGTATTTTTGTATGCAAAAAATTCTAATAAATCAAATTGTTCATCAGTAACCCAATCTCGCCCACCACATTTTTCTGTTCTAGGTCCACCAGCTACACCACGATTTTGAGTTTCTACTGCTGCATCCCTTAACCCAGCATAAGCTGCATCTGCTTCTTCTTGAGTAAAGAAATTTTTTCTAAATTTAAAAACTATATTTTTTTCAGATAATCCTTTTTTACACCCACTACAATTCATATTATTATCGCATGATTCTTCAGCAGTAAAGTTTGCGCAATCTGGTGGTAGATATACGTCAAGATCACCTTCAACTAAGGTATGATAATGTGTGTGATCTAACCATTTACCAACTAAATCGGGTCTAGGTGTTACTTCATTTTCTTTTAATACTACTACTTGTACCATGTTAATTTTACTCCGCTGTTATCTAACAATCATAGTTTACTATATTTTTTGATTTTTGTAAAGCTTTTTTAATATTTAGAAAATTTATACTGTTAGACAAAAAACTTTATCCCTTTAGGTTTAAGGATGAATTGTCTTTTATAAATAGTTTAAATACCGTAGGAACTGCGGAAATTAACGCTTATGGGATATGATCTAAATCAGCCAAGGAGGCGTTCGTTTAACAGGTAGTTCACAAATATGATAATATATATATCAAAGGGATTCTTTTATGTCAGCAAAAGATGCATCGGTTTGTAATACAGATTTATTACAATCAGCAAAATTTTTATTTTCAATACCAAGATTAACTTCTACGCAATTTTTTTGTCAATCCGTAAACGTACCTGGAATTTCTACCCAAAATACTATTCAATCAACACCTTTTGTAGATTTAAATATTCCAGGGGATAAAGTTGTATATGATCCATTAACAATTGAGTTTTTGTTGGATGAAGAGTTGCAGTCTTGGTTAGCCGTACATGATTGGATTAGAGGAATAGGTAAGGTTAAAGAATTCGATGAATATAAAAATTTAGATAAATTATCTAGATATAGTCAAACTGTTAAATATCCGCAATATGCGGAAGCGGAGTTAATATCTTTATCCGCTAGCAATAACCAAAAAATTAAATTCCATTTTATAGATTTATTTCCAATTTCATTATCAAGAATAGATTTTGATGTTAGGGTTGGATCAGAAAAGACTATGACATCTTCTGCAACATTTAAATTTAAGCGATATGATGTAATTAAATTATAAACCCCCCTATATATTAGTATAATGTTTACTTGAGATATTTTTATGATAAAACTTGATCAAATTATAGAATTTTGGAAAAAAGACAGCCAGATTGATGAAACAAAACCGCAATTAGAATTAATCAATATACCTATCTTACATGCAAAATATATTGAGATTCTTTCTCAACACAGAATTGCCTCTCAGAAAGCCAAATTTGATCATGCACGAATGAAAAAGATTCGTAAGGAGTACTATCTAGGAAATTTAGATAAAGACACTCTAGACGAATATGGATGGGATCAGTTTGAATTAAAAATAGGTACAAAAGGTAACATAGACACCTATCTAGAGGCTGACGATTATTTAATTAAATTATTAGAGAAAAAAGCTTATTATGATGAAGCAATTTATCTATGCGAAGCAATAATAAAAGAATTGCATAGTAGAACATTCCAATTAAAAGAATATTGCACTCATACAAGATTTTTATCAGGAAATTAGATGATTATTGAAGTTCAAAAAATAAATGAAACGTACGCAATTTTAAAGTGTGATAGAGGAATTGCTCAAGAATTAAATGAATATTTTTCATTTTTTGCTACTGGGTATAAATTTATGCCTGCATATAAGAGTAGGATGTGGGATGGGAAAATCCGATTAGCTAAAATTTTACCGAATGGTGATATTGAATTTTATATTGGACTACTTAATCAATTAGAAGTGTTTTGTCAAGAAAGAGATTATACCGTTAAATATGATTATAAAGAATCTATAAATTCAGTATCATCAGAAGAATTACATAAATTTATAACAAATTTAAATATACATTCAAATGGAAAAAAAATCGAAATTAGAGATTACCAATTTAAAGGGGTATTAGATTTCCTTAATAGTAAACGATTGGTATTATTATCTCCAACCAGTTCTGGTAAATCGGCGATTTTATATATTATCGTTAGGTATCTTTTAATGCACGGTAAGAAAAAAGGTTTATTACTAGTCCCTAATACTAGTCTGTGCCACCAATTAACTTCAGACTTTGCTGATTATTCAAGTCATAATGGATGGGATGTAAATAAACATATACATATGATTTTTGCTGGTAAGGACAAAAACGCTGATAGAGATCTTTATATCAGTACTTGGCAATCTTTATTTAATCATAAAAGTCAATCATATTTTAATCAATTTGATTTTGTATTATGTGATGAGGCACATTTAGCTTCAGCGAATAGTTTAACAGGTATTGTCCAAAAATCTATAAATGCAGATTATAGAGTTGGGGTTACTGGAACGCTAAATGGACAAAAGATTCATTCATTACAATTAGAAAGTTTGTTTGGTCCAGTTAAAAAAGTTATCTCAACAAAAGAGTTAATGGATAAAAAACAGGTTACAGAATTATCTATTAAATGTTTAATTTTAAAGTATCCAGAACACCTAACAAAATTAACTCAAAAATTAAAATATCAACAAGAATTGGAATATTTAATTTCTAATGAGCAAAGAAATAAATTCATTAAAAATCTTGTTTTAAGTTTAAAAGGTAACACATTATTACTATTTCAATATGTAGATAAACATGGCGAAATTTTATACAATTTAATATCACAATCAAAATACGCTAAAGATAAACGAGTTTATTATATTCATGGCGGAATTAAAGCTGATGAACGAGAAACTATTAGAAAAGCAATGGAAACCCAAGATAATGTTATTTTAATTGGTAGTGTTGGTACGGTATCAACGGGAACAAATATTAAAAATTTACATAATATTATTTTTGCTGCTCCAAGCAAATCTCGCATTAGAAATCTACAAGCTATAGGTCGTGTTTTACGGTTAAATGAAAATAAAGATAAAGCTATCTTATACGATATTGCTGATGATTTACGATATAAAAAACATCAGAATTATACTTTAATGCATTTTAATGAACGTATAAAAATTTATAATGAAGAAAAATTTGATTTTAAAATTATTAATATAGAATTAAATATTCCGCCTATATAACTTTAATAGGAAAACATTTGAGGTTGTCATGTTAGAAAATTTTGAAATAAAAATTGTTAGAATGAAAAGCGGTGAAGATGTAATAGGGTTTATTTATGAAGATCATAAAAATAGAAAAACTCATATCAAATTTCCAAAAACATTTTATTTTAATTATGATACAGATACTGACGAAGAAGAATTAATATTAATTGATTGGATGACTCCTAGAGCTTATGCTTATCAAGAAATATCAATTTGTTCTGATAATATATTATTTACATCTTATTCTAATATCGAATTCGGTCAAGGATATCTAGAAAGTATATTGAATAATTTAAATCCTGAATCGGAATTAGCAGCAAAGATTCAACAAACTATAGATAATATTATAGTAGAAGAACTGGAAATACCTACTAATTCAACATTACATTAACTCTGGCGTAGCCAGATCTTACGAAGTAAGATTAATTTGATCCCCTTCGTTACACTTCGGGGATCTGCTACGCAGAAACCTTATCTGTATTTAATTTTTTGTCTAGAACGAGTATTAGACGAAGTTCTAGCAAAAACCCTTAATGAGTATATTACCGTACATTTTTCGATAAAGCAAGCACTTTTTCTTAAGTTATTGAATTTAAACAAAAATCAATATACTCTATCCTAGGAAAATTATACTCAATGTATATTAGAAATATATTAATATGTTTATTCTTTTTACTTTACTTTTTAGGAAATGTATAGTATAATAGTGTAATAGTATAAATTTAATCGTGAGGCGTGTTGTGGAAGAATTGGTATTTGATTTTAACGATTTAAAAGAATTAGCTGAAGAGATTCCTGATATTTTTATCGACCCCGTAGAAGGTAAAAAAATCCAACCCTATAAAAAGAAAAAGGTTTCTAGGAATTACATTAACAATGCAGATTTTTGTGATGCACTTGTAAAGTATAAAGAAGAATGCGCTGTTGCTTGTGTAGCTGGTAAACAAAAACCTAGAATACCCGACTATATCGGCGAATGCTTTATCAAATTAGCTGAAGGGTTAGCTCGTAGACCAAATTTTTTTGGTTATTCATATAAAGACGAAATGATTGCTGATGGTATTGAAAATTGCCTAATGTATTTTGAAAATTTTAATCCAGAAAAAACAAAAAATCCATTTGCATATTTTACTCAAATTTTATGGTGGTGTTTTGTTCGTAGGATTCAAAAAGAGAAAAAACAACAATATATAAAATATAAAGCTACTGAAAATTTTGGTATTCTTGATGAAGCTGAGTTATTAGAATTGGGTGATGGTCAAATTAAACAACTTGAAGTTTATGAGAATATGTACGAATTTATTCAAAAATTTGAAGAAACAGAATTTAAAAAAAATGTAAAAGTACCTAAAAAATCAAAAAAACAAAAAATAGTTGGTTTGGAATCGTTTTTGGAGGATTAATGGAAATTGTTTTTTTGGGTGATACTCATTTCGGTGCTAGAGGTGATAGTCAAAATTTTCATCAATTTTTTGACCTATTTTATACTAATGTATTTTTTCCATATCTTATAGAAAATAATATAAAAACTGTAATTCAATTAGGCGATATTTTTGATCGTAGAAAATATAGTAATCATTATACTTTATCTGAATCTAAACGATATTTCTTTTCTAGGTTTGGTGAACTTGATATTCAATTAGAAACATTACTCGGCAATCACGATTTATTTTATAAAGAATCTTTATCAGTTAGTTCTAGTGAATTGTTTTTAAAACAGTTTAAAAATGTTAATGTAATAAAAAACCCCACTCAGTTAAAAAAATTTGATATTTCTGTTATTCCATGGATATGCAAAGAAAATTATGATGATTGTTTAAAATTTATTAAAAACGACACTTCCCATATGTGCGTGGGACATTTTGAAGTTGCAGGTTTTAAAATGTATCAAAACAGTATTATGTCTGAACATGGATTATCTGCTGCAACGTTTTCAAATTATGAACGAGTATTGTCAGGTCATTATCATCACGCATCTAAACGTGGTAATATTGAATATATCGGCACCCCCTATGAAATGACATGGCAAGATTTTGATGATCAAAAAGGTTTTAGAGTTTACGATTTAAAAACTAGAGAATTAAAATTTGTTGAGAATCCTTATTCCATTTTTTGTAAAATAATTTATGATGATTCTGGTGAAACTGATATTGTTAAATCCACATATTTAGATAAAGAATTTTTAAAAACTGTAATTGGTAAATATGTTAAAATACAGGTAAAAAATAAAAGTAATCCATATTTGTTTGATTTATTCATAGATCAAGT